CCAACAGGAATATTATCTACTACCCTAGATATCTTATCTTGTACTACTTTACATTTCTTTTTTAACTCAAAAATTTCTTTATTTTTTATTGAGCAGATTTCTCTCATGATCTTGAGCCCCTGTTGTTGGTTATAAAAAATTCAAATTTTTCTAGAGCCTGAAGTGTATTGGTAGCGGTAGTATGATATTCGGAAAGTAGATCCTTGAGGTCATCTACCCTAGCCTCTTCGATCTCTCCAATGTCTTTTAATAATTTTTTATTTTCTTCTTGCAATGCCATTAAATGTTTTTCTAGATCATCAATTTTTGATCTTAAATATTTTTCTTTCTTGTCAGCCGATTCTTGTTGGATTTTTAATAAATCGTTTGTTTGTTTTATGCTCTCAACAGTTTGTTTTTCTTTTTTTGATATATTATTTTCTTTATGGATATTCCAAAAGAATAGAAGTGAGGCAATAATGCCCCAGATTCCACCACGCTCAATAAGAGCGTTTATAATTAAGTTAGTTGGATCCATCAGTATTAGATTAATATATTAGTATTAGATAATGCCCGCAGACTTTAGATATCTTGTTGCCGTTGTCTTTCCTATTCCAAATTGTTTTGCTACACCAGAAATTGTTCCATGATTTTTATAAGATTCTTTTAGAGCTTCTGGAGTGCAGGCTGCTAAAAACTTCTCTCTCTTGGCTTGTGGTGATTCAAAAATTTCTATATTATTTTTTAAAAGATATTTGTAGATTGTGCTTTGTTTTGATCTTAGTTCTTCGGCTGTTTTTGATATGCTTCTGGTTCTGAGATATGATTCTTGGAGAGCCTCTTTTGAGATTCCCTTGTCCTCAAAGAACTCCTTCGTATCCCACTCCTGGAAGGCAAATGCTGCTTCTTTCTTTCGGTCAAGGTATATTGTGGCATCTCGGTATAAATATTCAGCCAGAGCCTTGCAGACGCGGTTCCCGACATACTCCAAAACGCCAATGCCGTTATTGATTCTTATATCCTTTGTTCTTTCATCTAGATTAAGATCGGTTTCAAGTATTGAGCGTAGAGAGGTAAGGAATTGGGTGGTTCCTCTGACAGAGAAGAAGACTTGTCTTACTTTTCTGCCTTTTCCTACGGCAGATGAGAAGCATCCATCTCCATCAATATAACCTCTGATAAAGTGATGACGAAGCGGATGATCTTTTATCCAATCAGGAAGTGTTAAGGTATGGGTTTTTCTCTCGGTAATATTAAAGCGCTGAAGATCTGAGTAGATTTGAGTGGAAGATATTTTCATCTCGCTCTTTACCGTATCATTCCAATTTGGATTTTGTTTTGATGTTTTTACATCATAATCATGTATTGGATTTTCTGCACCAAGAGCACTTCTTATTTTTTCAAGGTGAATCTTATCCTTATTAGACAATCCAATTGAGAGAACTTTGCTTCCACCCTTTGACATGACGCATCCGTCTGCTGCAATAAATCCCGCAAGATAAAATGAATTTTCTGTATCGGTAGAGAATATATGTTCATTGCACCTATACTTTGTTTCTAGCTTGTGCGCTATGCCATAATGATTCATGTGCCTTGCAATAGTTAATCTAGTTGTATTAAATCTTTCTGCCATTGCAGTCATGCTTCTTAATTCGGAATAAGATTTTTCAAGAACTTCTTTTGTTAATATATTTTTTAAATATGAATTTTTTATCATAAGCACCATCCTTTACTTATGATATTATATTAGCAGAATTTGTTCTATATAATGCAAGAAGCGCTAATAAATTTTTCTCTGCCTGGCGTGGCGAAGGCGTGTGAAAGCGGGAGCCCCGCTGCTTAAATTGCTGTAAGTTCCGAAGCTTCTTGGTCCTGGCCTAATGCTATTCTTGATAAATTTTAATCTTTCTCTATATGCGGTGAGCCATGTTCCATAGTGACTCTGTAAGAAGTCACCAAGTGCTGGAGGTTGATAGCTCAGTCCACCATCACTTATTGTAAAGTCTCTACCCTTCTCAACTAGTGTTTGAGAGGCAATTGCAAAAACATAGGCACCCTCAACTATTGCTGCAGCGAATAGCTTATAGATAACTTCATCAGCAAATGTAAATGTAGTAAAGAATGGAACCATGTTGAATTCAGAGAGTGCTTGGCATAGGAAACAAATTAAAATATCATCAGAAAATACATTGCACTCTTCTGTTACAATATCTCCATAGGAATCATAAACTATTGCTCCAAACTGATCTCTTACTGGCTTTTTTCCATTACTTCTAAGTCTTGCTTTAAGAAATTTAAGTAATGTGTTTATTCCTAATATTTCTGGCTCTGAGAAGTCAAATGCAACGTCATCTCCAAGTCTTATAGTTCCTGCGGTTGCAGAACCTTCGTCAACAATAAGAAACTGGAATACGTTTTGAACGCTAATTCCAGAGACAGAACCAACCCACGTATCAGTCCAATTTCCCTTATCAGCAAGCTTAGGAACGCCGTATGTGTATTGGTATAGTCCGGTATCCACCCTTGTCACGCCAAGCGACGTAGGGCCTATTACAGTCGTTCCCTGAAGGTCTTTTATTGTTATCTCTGGTGTTGCATCAGCATTTGTAGGAAGGCCATCAATACCGTAATATTGAATTGATAGAACAACATCTTGTCCACGTATTGCTTTATTTCTGGTATTTGCCATTTTTATTTAGGCTCCGCTCTTGGTGCTGATTTTATTCCATTTGTAACTGTAAAATTATCGTGAGCATAATAGTCCTGATCATCTACTGTGTTTTTTATTATTACAATATAATCTCCAACCATATCTGGAACAAAAGAATAATAATACATAGCAGAGCCTTCATCTATCACAATTGAGTTTGCAGGAAGTCCTGCAAGAAGAGTTCCATTTGGCTTTATTATTTTTTCAACAACAGGAGTATATCCAGGATATGGAATACTATCTATTGTAAGTTGAATTGGAATCTTGACTGTAGCGCCTAGTAGATAATTTCCTGTTGCCATATTGTTCTCACCTACTATTAGTAACCATTATTAATATATGAGAGTAATTAAATGGGAAAACTAAAAGTAGGAATAACCACAAGAGATGAAATGAGTATTTGGTCTAATGGATTAGATCAGAATATTTATTTTTTATATAAAATGCTTGAAGACATGGGATATGAGCCAAGCCTTATATCTGAGGCTGATGGTGCAAAAAAGCTTCTTGATATTCAGGTTGAACAGGCAAATATTTATTCTATCAAAAAATTTGATATAATACTAGAAGTTGCTCATCCGCTTAGTGAAAAATTAACAAATTATTATAACAGCACCGGAAAACCACTTATTTCCATAAAATATGGAAATAATTTTATGCTAGACCTTGAAAGATATATAAATAAAAATGTTAATGCTGCAAATATGTCAACAGGAACAAATTTACCGTTTAGAAATAGAGAAATTTGGGTATCTGAACAATTTTATAAATTCAAAGACTATATTGAGGTTCTTACAAGAGCGGAGGTAAAAGTTATTCCATACATCTGGGACTCCCTAATATTAAGAATGCATGATGGTGGTTTTCATAATCAGGACATGCTTGTAAAAAAAGAAGATTTTAAGAAAATAGCGATTGTTGAACCCAATATGAATATTTTAAAAAATTGTATGGTTCCACTTGCTATATGCGATATGGCATACGATAAAAATAAAGATATGGTAAAAGAGATTTACTGTTTTGGAGCAAAATCTTTAGAAAAAAATAATGTATTTTTAAATTATATAAAATATCTAAATATACATAAAGATAAAGTTGCCTCATATGAAGCAAGATATCCATTTTTTAAAGTATTTAAAGATAATCTTGCAAATACTATAGTATCAACACAACTTTATAACGAGCAAAATTATGTTTATTTAGAAACATTATTTTATAAAAGATTATTAATTCATAATAGTCCACTATTTAAAGATGTTGGATATTATTATCCAGAATTTAATGTAAATATAGGATCAGATCAACTTCTTGATGCAATAGAAAATTTTGATCAAGTAAAACACATGGAATCATATGAGGCAAAGTTAGAAGAAGTTTCAATCTATAATGAAAAAAATCAAGAAAAAACAAGAGAGCTTATAGAGAGTGTTATAAAATGAGCAAATTAAAAATAGCAATAACATGCAAGGATTCTTCAAGAATTTGGTCAAATGGCTTAACTCAAAATGCATATTTCTTAATTGGACTTTTAGAAAAATGTGGATATGAAGTTGATGCTGTCTCTCAATTTGACGAAGCTGGAAAAAAAATTGAAGAATATGATATTAAGCTGCTTGATGCAGATTCTATAAAAAAATATCATGTTGTAATTGAAGTCTGCTATTCTGTAACAGATAGACTTTTAGACATTGCTCTTAAGGCTGGCGTTAAAATAGTCACAATAAACTATGGAAATATTTTAATGCTTATGCAAGAAGACATGATCCTAAACCCAACAAGCTTTCCTGCTGTAAATAGAGGTGGATTTGACACATGGATATCTCCACACTTTGAATTCTCAAAAGGTTTTGTAGAAGTTACGTCAAAAGGTAAGGTTAGTGTTTGTCCTTACATTTGGGATCCAAAAATATTTAATAAATATTGTGAAGTAAATAAACTAGATCCATTTTATAAAAATCATAAAAATATAAATAAAATTGGCATATTTGAATCTAATATAAATATAATAAAAACGGCAATATATCCATTAATTTCTTTAGAAAAATTAGAAAGAGAAAATAAAGATTTTATAAAAGAAGTTTTGGTTTTCAATGGACTTTCTCTAAAAGAGAACGCAAAATTTAAAGAAATAACAGCAAATTTTGATCTTTTTAATAATAAAAAACTATCTGTTGAAGCAAGATATCCAATGCCAAATATGTTATCAAAAGGTTATGTTGGAACAATTCTATCACATCAATTTTATTGTGATTTAAATTACTTAGTACTTGAAGGGTTTTATACAGGAGTTCCGGTAATTCATAATAGTGAAACCTGCATGGATGCGGGATATTTCTATAAAGGATTTGATGCAGATACCTGTGTAAATAAAATAAAAGAAGCAATATTAACTCATGATGAAAATATTGCTTCTTATAAAAAATCTGCAGAAGAAGTTTTGTTTAAGTTTTCTGTAGAAAATAAATTAAATATTAAAGGATATAAAGATTTAGTTGAAAATATTAGTTAAATAGATTTTATATATGTAACTAATATACAGGAATTTGGCCCAAGCCACTTACTAAGAGTTGCATTTTGCTCAATCATTTCAAATCCATTAAATGATGAATTTTCTATATAATCTGCTCCTGGAGATAGTCTTATTCCATTAACATAAACTTCAAGACTATATTGTATAAATGAGTGAGTTGTATCAAAATAATATATATCTGGAGCAATTTGTTTTGATAAATCTTCCGTAACAAAAGATACGCTATTTATTGTTGATGTTGTAATTTGTTCGCCAACAGAGCTTGATATGCTATTTACTATAGTTACTGGTTTTGATTTTTTCTTAGATATGACGTTAATTGTTGCCATTATCAATCTCCTCAAATACAGGAAGAAATGGTGCTCTTGGAATTTTCATTCTTCCACCAAAAGCCTCAGCATCTTCTTTTTTGACATACATATCATCACCCTGAATATAATTTTTCATATGAAAATTATATGCAAATATTTTATATTTTGCAATCCATTTATAAAGCCTAATCAACTCTTGTTTTGTTTCCATATCTTTTTCTTCATTATTTGTTTGAATTAAAAGATCTGCAAATTGAGTATAGTAAAAGTCAGCGTCTGCTTCTGCCCTTTCGTTGCATATTTGCTGTTTTGGCTTTATAAGTATTGGCATTTTAAGCTCGTCCTATTCTCTCTAAAAAGCTTCTTGCACGGTCGGATGGATGCATTGCAGAAGATTCCTCTTCTGCGGCCTCAATTGCTACATTTGAATTAAATTTATCTTCTTTTTCTAAATCTTCCAGCACAGGAAGTATTTCAGAGTAAACTTCTCCTCTTACCTTTCCATCATATTTGACCATCATTATTTTGCTAAGATCACTTGATTCATCACCAAGAAGATCTTTTATGCAATCAAGATAGCCTTCAGAGTAAGCAACTGCCTTTGTTGTCTCTTCTTTTGCAATCCTCATTTTTGAAATTAAACTAGATAACTTTGCCTTTGTCTTCATGACATCTCCTAAAATATAGAAGATATATTAGCAAAAAGGGTGGCGAGATTTCTCTCGCCACCCCGGCTTTTCAGCCTAGGCTAAAAATTAGCTGTTTTTGTAACGAACCTGAACTTCGTCACCAGCCTTGAGGGCGAATGCGAAGTGGATCTTACCAGTAAGTGGTACTTCATTCTTGTAGAATACGAAGTCACCGTCGAGGCCAGAGAAGCTTACAGTTGATGCGCCAATGAATGTCTTAACCTTGCCTGCGTCTAAGACTGGGCGAAGCATGACACCGTTGATGAATACCTGGAAGTTTTCTGGGAAGGTTGCTTTGCCAGTGTATGGGCCTGCACCAATGTTCATGTCAATGACATCGTCAACAAACTTAAAGTCAGAAGACTTAAAGAGTGAACCAGCAACGGTGTCAAGTGCAATGCCATCAGCTGAAGTTGCAGCTGCAAAGCCTGCACCAACACGAGCCATGAAGACCTTGTCCTTGAATGACTTGCGTATTGATAGATCGGCAGATGCACGGACAGACTCTTCGGCAGAAAGACGAGTTGTGAGTGATGCATCGGCTGAATTACGGGTTGACTCTTCAGCTGAGAGACGGTTTGTGAGTGACATATCACCTGAAACGCGGAATGATGTCTCTACTGAGACTGCATTGTGTAGTGATGTATCAGCTGAACCACGGAGTGACTCTTCTGTTGAAAGTCTTGTGGTGAGTGATGCATCGCCATCAACACGGAGTGAAGTCTCTGTTGAGAGTGCATTGGTGAGTGAGAGATCACCTGAAGTGCGATTTGACTCTTCGGCTGAAACACGGTTTGTGAGTGAAAGATCGCCAGACTGACGAGCTGCAACTTCGAGTGAGAGCTTGGACATTACTGACTCATCGCCAGAAACGCGAGCTGAAGCCTCTGCTGAGACTGCAACAGCGAGTGATGAGTCACCATTTGCACGAGCAGCTTCTTCAAGTGAAACGCGTGAGGTAAGTGAACCATCGGCAGCAATACGCTCTGACTTCTCTGCGTCGAGAAGAACGACAATTGAGGAGTCGCCAGCAGCACGGTTGACTTCTTCGCTTGAGAGTCTTGTTGTGAGTGATACGTCAGCTGATGCACGGATTGAAGCCTCATTGTCAAGAGAAACAACGATTGAGGAGTCAGCGGCTGCACGAAGTGAAGCCTCTTCTGATACTGCTACTGTGAGTGATGAGTCACCAGCTGTACGAGCTGACTCTTCTGAAGAGAGACGTACTGTGAGTGAGCTATCAGCAGCAGTGCGGAGTGAAGCCTCTGCGTCAAGAGCAACTACGATTGATGAATCGGCAGATGCACGGATTGAAGCCTCATTGTCGAGAGCTACAACGATTGAGGAATCAGCTGCGATACGCTCTGACTTCTCTGCATCGAGAACTACAACGATTGAGGAGTCGGCGGCAGTACGGAGTGAGGCCTCATTTGAGAGTGCTACAGTGAGTGAGGAATCACCAGCAGTACGAGCAGACTCTTCTGATGAGAGGCGAGTTGTGAGTGAGGTGTCGGCTGATGCGCGAGCAGCTTCTTCTGAGGAGAGGCGAGTTGTGAGTGAAACGGCGAGATCGTTGAGCTCCTTGAAGTCAGCAAACTTGATGAGTGAGTAGCCAGTCCAGCCAGTGATGCTGAGGTCGCCATCTGCGTCTGGTACAACGATGTATGCATCGTTACCACCTGTGACGTAGTATGCCCAACCCTGCATTACTGCTGAGCCAGTTCCACCAGCTGCATCGAATGCCTGCTGTGAAGATACTGGAGTGAGGGCTTCCATTGCTGAGGTGAGTGCTGAAACGGTTGAGTATGAACCCATCCATGTTACACCAGCAACGAGGCCTGCTTCGATTATTGATACGCGAACACCAATTGAGATGTCGCCTGAAGCACGAGCAGCCTCTTCTGATGAAACGCGTGAGGTGAGTGATGTGTCAGCTGAAGCTCTGATTGAAGCTTCGTTGTCGAGAGCTACGGTGAGTGAGCTATCGCCAGCGATACGGGCTGATTCCTCTGCTGAAAGTGCAACTACGATTGAGGCATCGGCTGAGCCACGGACTGAGGTCTCAACTGAGAGTGCATTGGTGAGTGAGAGATCGCCAGAAGTGCGAGCTGATTCCTCGGCTGAAACACGATTGGTGAGTGAGAGATCACCTGATGTACGGGCTGAAACTTCTTCTGAGAGTGAGACTACGATTGAAGCATCTGCTGAACCGCGAACTGAAGCCTCTACTGAAAGAGCGTTGGTGAGTGAAAGGTCGCCAGATGTACGGGCAGACTCTTCGGCTGAAACGCGATTTGTGAGTGAGAGGTCAGCTGAACCACGGGTTGAGATTTCTGCATCGAGAAGAACTACGATTGAGGAATCACCAGCTGCGCGGGCTGATTCCTCAACTGAAACGCGAGTTGTAAGTGATGCATCGGCAACAGTGCGTGATGAAGCCTCAGCTGAGATCTCGCCTGAGAGGACGAGGTCAACTGATGAACGAGCAACTTCTTCTGCTGAGAGGCGAACGGTGAGTGAAAGGTCGCCTGATGTACGGTTGGAGATTTCTGCATCGAGTGCTACGACGATTGAGGAGTCACCAGCGATACGAGCTGAGGTCTCATCTGAAAGGGCTACAGTGAGTGATGAGTCGCCAGCAGCGCGTGCAACTTCTTCAGTTGAAACGCGGTTGGTGAGTGAGAGATCGCCTGATGTACGGGCTGATGCTTCTGCTGAAACAGCTACTGCGAGTGATGAATCACCAGCTGCGCGGTTTGACTCCTCAGTTGAAACGCGGTTTGTTAGTGAGAGGTCACCAGAGGTGCGTGCTGAAACTTCGTCAGAAACAGCTACTGCGAGTGATGAATCACCAGCTACGCGTGATGAAGCCTCTTCTGAGACTGCTACGGTAAGTGATGAATCGCCAGCAATACGATCAACTGTCTCTGTTGAGATACGGGTTGTGAGTGATGAGTCAGCAACTGTACGTGTGCTGGCCTCTGCTGAGATTGCAGCCTCGACAGATGACTTGTCAGCAACTACTGACCAGTCAGCCTTGAGTGCGCCTGCGTCATTGGTGGTAAGACCACCTGTTCCGAAGCCAGAACGGTCTTCGATTGTGATCTGATCACCAGAGATTTTTGTATTAAATGCTCTTGCCATGTTGTTATTTCCTTGATTAGGATCTATTGGTGCTATAACTGATTCTTGAACTGCGATTTCAATCGCAAAATTTGATTGGACTATTTTTGGCGATGGCTCTTCAAGAGAAATCTCGAAGTTTAATTTGCTTGCAACAAATCCATTTTGTCCTAGAAATGCTGCCTCTGCATTAACCTTTGAAGTTTTTACACCATCTGTGTTTGGCTCAATTGAAACTTCTGTAAATATTTGAGCGCCCAACCAGGCATCACCAAGAGGATCCATATAAGATGCCTCTATGAAAAAATGGGAGTTATTAGCATCTCCAGACATGCCAACCTCCTTTACTTAAATCTAATTCCTATTGCAAAATCATTTATTTCCTGCTTAGAAAATGGATCATTTGTTACTTGATTTACATCAATAATTGAGTGTTTTTTTCTATAAGAAAGATTTGTTGATATATCTAATACTGATGGTGAATACTGAGTTGTTCCATTTAGCTCAATTGCCGGAATTGCATAATTAATATCACCAGATTTTTTCAATCTTGTGTTTATAGAAATTGCAGAAACAACTGTTGCATTTTGAGTTATATTCTCAAGCTCATAAAGGTCCATTGCAGTTGAAACACCAAGTGCTTCAACAAATGTTGTGTCATCTGCAATCTGCTCATTCAAAAGTGCATAATTATTTGTTTGATCTCCATCAGAACCAGTCATTTCGACAGATCTATCTGCAGAAAGTGATAGCCCAACAATAAATGTTTCTCCTGGCTTTGATGAGTTAAAATCAAGACCTGCCTCACCACCACCAGCAAGCTGAATATCTGCAGACCATCCAGATCCATTACTTATAGATTCACCATCAACAAATGTACCAGAAATTGTTGTAAGTGTTAATCTGCCAGAGCCAGATACTCCATATGTAGAGTCTGATAATTCTACAGATGTAACTGATGCAGTGGCGCCACTTATTTGACCAGTTATTGTGTTTCCAGATGATATTGATCCGGTTGATGATATATATGATATACTTTTTGAGTTTACAACAAAATCATCAATATAGTGAACATAGCTTGTCGCATTAGTTGCGGTAAGATCAAAAGAGGATATTGACTTTTGTCCATTTGTTGCACCAAAAGCAAAATTATATTGAACAAGTGGTGTTGAATTACCAGATATTGAATTTACATATACCTTTATATACCCATCAGTTGGATGAATCTTAAAATCACAGCTTATCCAAGACCATATTGTTGTATCAAATGTAGCAGGAACAGAGGCAAGTACTTGTGGATTTCCAAGGCTAATAATTAGTGGATTTATTATGTTAAAATAGCCACTATTCATCATAATGCCAAATAAAGCAATGCCATCTGTTGATTTTACGTGTATTCTTAACCCTGAGGATCCGTTGTGTCGATATGCAAAGCCAAAAAACCCCTCTTTAATTGGTGTTTGCATACTTCCAAGATTGGTTACTGTTCCTGATCCACTTAAAGTAAGAAATGATGATCCGCCAAGGCCGCTTATAGATTTGTGCTGAAAATAAGAGCCAGTATAACCAGCAGGTACTTTATAAACTGGATTGCTAGATGATGCTATTGGAAGTCCAAGGGATGGTACATATGCGGCAGATATAGATTGTAGGCCAGTATATATTCCGCTAGTTATAGATGTTCCAGAGCCAGGAAATTCAAAGCCGGTTTGAAAAACTCTTGCCATAAAGCTGTTCTCCAAATACTAATTGTTTGAACCTAACTTATGACTAAACTGTAATACTGATAAAAAATATTAGTAGAAAAATAAGTATTTTAAAATTATTTTTAATTTTTATATAACATTTTTTTAAGAGTTCTAACGTGATTATCAAATTTGCAAAATTCACTATTTAAATAATTCATTGATAATCCTGGGGCTTTTTCCTCTAGGTCTTCAAAAACAAACTCAAACTTTCCAACGGTAGTTTTTGTGCAACGTAAAAGAGTAAGCCCCTTCATTGTTAAGAATGCGGCTAAAGATAGATCTGATGTTTTAAAAGTCTTTTCGTCCATATCTTCCTATTAGTTAGTTACTATCTATATTCTGTGTTCTATTAGCAATGTAAAAATATAAATAGAAAAAATATATATTAAAAATTTAAAAATAAATATGTAGTGTAAATCAAGGAATATTATTTTTAATTTTATCTAGATTCGTCGTCACCTGATTTTAGTTTATTTGAAGCCTGCATTTCAGATAACTCTTTTTCAAACTCAAAAAAGTCAGAAACAACGCTTTCTTTTTTTAAATCTGAATCATCAATATAATTTTGATCGCGCCTTGAAACAGATGTTGGTTTTGACTCCAGTATTTTTTTCTTATAGGCTGGAGAAAATTTTATCCTATTCTGTAATGTTGCCTTATTCATTTTAAACCTCAGTAAATTTTACTAAAAAAATAAAGCCAGGTAAGTTTCCCTACCTGGCTTTATTCTAGATGCTATCTAAAATTAGATAGACTCTGCGCCCTGGACTGTACCGGAAGCAACGCCGCGTGGGTTGACGATACCGATGCCGACGATCTCAGAGACAACCCAACCGAGCTTGAGCTGCTTTGGCTCGTCTGCTGGGAGGACTTCGATGTCCTGACGGACTGGCATAACGCCGACGAACTCTGGCTCTGCAGTGGCGAAAGCCTTACCTGCTGGAACGATCTTTGAGACAATGATGTCTGCGCCGAAGATCTGGCCATAGAGACCGGTCTGGAGAATCTCTCTCTGGGTGACTGGGTCAACCTGAGAAGCGCCAGTACCACCTGCTGACTCCCAGCTGAGGATGTCAGTGAACTCGTTGATGTTCATGAAGTACTTGGAGGTGACGAGGTCCCAGCGGTCAATCTGACGCTTGAGAGCGAGCATACCATTCTTTGAGAGTTTTCCGCTGTGAGCTGAGTCATCGAGGTCGAGTCTCTGGTTGGTGTTCTCGCCGCCCTTTGTGGTGTCAGCTGCGAAATCGAGGGCTGCAAAGACGTTGGCGTCTTCCTGGGCCTGGATTTCCTGACGAGCCTTCTGCTGGGCACGGTCGATGACGTTGAAGCGACGACGCTTGACTTCAGCGATACGGACGGTTGGATTGCTGACGATTTCGAACTCTGGAACGGTTACGCGATCACCGAAAACACGGCTTTCTGGAGCGGAACCATTTGATGAGATAACAACGGCAGCAACGTCGATGTCACGGTCGTAGACTGGGAGAGCGCCCTGTGGAAGTGGATCTACAACGAGAGCCTTACGGCCAACGCCTGCGTAGTCTAAGTTGCGGCGGATTGGGGTTGCCATTGCCTGACCGAGAGCTACTTTGCCTTCCTGAGTGAGAAGGGCCTGCTTGATCATTTCGTCGCGCTGATCATCGTTGAGTGATGGGCCAGAAGCAATTACTGCGTTTGATGGCTGAAGCTCTTCGATGATTGAAGCGTACTTGACGATCTGCTGAAGGGCCTCTTTGACGTTACCGGCGTTAAGTTCGCCATGTGTATTAAAGATGTTTGACATTTTTTTATACTCCTTTAAAATTCAATTAATTAAGCGCGGTATCCTGGGCCTAAGAGGTAGACTGCGTAGAACTCAGCTGGTGGTGCTCCTGCAACGCCTGCGGCAGCAGAAGAGGTTGAGACGAGAGATCTGTCGGCTACGGTGTTGACAAATAGTGCTGCTGGAGCGCCATTGCTTGAAGAAACTTTTGTGAGTTTTCCAGCATTTGTATTTGAGCCAGTGTTTTCTTTTCCATATAGAGAAAGATTTACAGTTGTTGGAAGGTCTGTTGATGTCTCTGATACGAATGCATCAGAGGTAACGCCGTAGAGTCCTGGCATTGTCCAGAGAGTAGCCTTACCAGAACCGAAAGAGGTTCTTGGACCAACGACTACTACGCCAGATGCAGATGATGAAGCAACACCTGAAGCAAAGCCTGTTCCCTGGCCAACTGTTCCGCCAATTACTGAACCGTATGAAGTACCATATCCGGCAGTTCCTTCGTCAACAAGGCCATATACGCTATAGCCTGTTGGAGTTACAGATCCGCCCTTTACTTTTACATCCTGCTCAATTGAAAGACCGCCTGCATCAGCAGCGTAATAGTCGCCAGTGGCCAAGGTGTCGAAAATACCAACTTCGCCACCAACAAAGTTGGCTGCAAAGCTATCGAGAAGGTCGTACTGGCCGAGTGGAAGATAGCCAGGTGTGAGTGGTTTGAGTGCCATATTAAAATTCTCCTAAATTATTTTAGATTTTGAATTGTCTG